TCGGCCTTGCCACGCTCGTAGGCTTGTGCCATCAGCCGCTCGACCCTTTCAAGCTCGTGATTTTGGCGAGGTATTTCGAAGCTCAACGATGGGTATTGCCTATTTTTACCGTACAGTTCGATCCTATCGACTTCATCTTTGCAGCCGACAGCGCAGTTATCTTTGTAATGGTACCTGCACGAATACGCTGTATCAGTGCGGTGAGGGTTAGCGTCATGGTCCATCACTTCACCTCGTACTGGCCTCTTTGAAGGGGCGTTCCATCGTAGTTGACAAGCATGGCGTCCACCTTCGTGTACCACTCCCTGTGGTCATTCTTGTAATGCCTTACGTGAGCGCGCCTGAGATGCGGACGCGGTGAAGCATGAGTACCTTTGGGGCCGTCCGCAGCGGCGCGCAGATACACGTCTGTGTATACACGCGTGCTATATGGAAGCATGGGGCGGCCGGCTCGGGCTCGCGCTATATTGGGCTTGCGCGGTGGCTCGAAACGCTCTTTACGTATGCCCTTGGTATTGAGGATCATGGTAAGCCCAAGCATCGCCATAGAACCTTCGGCGATATCCTCTTGCTTGGGGGTACCGGTCGCCGTCTGCATGGTCTCTTTCCAGAAGCTAAACTCCTCTGCTGGGAGCTGCATCTGGCACGCTTTACTGCCATCAGAGAGCGTTTTAACATCAAGCATATTGATGCTGTGCGTGGCGACCACATAGTCATGGCTATGTGTAAACATGACCGTAGCTATGCCGCGCTCTTTGGGATTACCTTCCCGCGGAGCAACATTGAGCAGCGTAAAGCCAGTTACTTCGCCGGTAGGGTACACGAATGAAGCACGATACAGACAAGTGGGGTACGGTAGCTGGAACAGGTTAGCTTCGACAAAAGCTAATCCATCCCTCTGAGCATCGGAGATGATCTTATATGGCAGCTTGCCAAACGTGAACTGCTCTACCGCGAAAGTACCCCTACCGATTTCAAAGGTTTTCTCGAATAGAGACTTCACGTTTGGCGAGGCCACCAGTGTATTCTTTTTGAGAGCTATGTAGATGTCATCCAATGAGGGGGCTGTCGGAAGTGCCTCGAAGCCTACCTTTACCCGGTCCTCTGTGTCCACCCCAAGCCGACGAGTACTTTCGTTTTTCATAAACAATTACCTCCATGGTTTTCCAGCGATACCTGCAGGCGATGCACTCGCGTAGTCTTACTAGTGTCACGTTCCGGCGGGTCTTACCTCGCAAGGTAATGTGGCAGGGCTTGCGGCGGGTCTCTACTACGCGGGACTTCCCCAAGCCGGTGGACCGCTTCCCCGGCTTGGTGCCCTTACATAGGGGGCAGATGGTGGTCATCGCGGGATGAACTTGCCTGCTACTTTGTGGTCGACCAGTGACACGCTTATGATTGCTTGCAAGTCCACAGTCGTAGTGAACATATCGCCTTTAACGACCTGAATGGATTTATGTCCAACGGGCGTTGCCCGTAGTCTGTCTCTCCTGTAGTTGCCCCAAGCTTCTACCAGCATAGCGTGCTCTTTTTCGGCCTTCTTCAGAGAGGCAAAGCGCACTACCACGCTCTGCCCAATGCCGGCGAACATGATCACGATCTGTGCTTTCTCGGTGGGCTCGGGCTGTTTTACCTGCTGCTGGTTCAGGTCTGCGATGTTCATTGGACTTCATCCACAAAGTTGAGCTCGTTCGAGCTTGCGAGGTCTATCTGAATAAGATTTTCCTTTGCGAAGGCTAGACCAGTACCTCCGCCCAAGAACCCCACAACATGTGTGATCGTCATAGCCGCGGCGAGGCCCTCCATTAGGAGATGCCGTGACTTGTTCTGCTTCTTCAGCCACTCGCCAAACGCCGTGCTCGAGATGCGCATGAGCTTATCGTTCTGTCCAATATGCACTACGATGCCGTTGAGCCTTGACACATCCGACGGCGAAATCACCTTGATCGCGTTAGGTGACGTCGGTGCAGGCGGGCGCCCCGCTGCTACGTGTATGCGGTCGGTCTTGAGTATCTTGTTCTCTCGCTGCATGTCCTTCAGGAAGCTGGCCATGATCGAGCTTACATTGATTGCCTTCGTCATATCCACTGTCTGCTGGCCACGCAAACTTCTCATGTTGGCCAGTGATGTTAGCATGAAGGCTTTCAAAGAACTTTCGTCGAAAACTGCGTACCCGAGCCGGGTGGCATAGCGCGCACCAAGGACAATCGTAGCTATGAGAGATATCCAAAACCGTTCCTCCTGCGTCGCGGAAGTCTCGACGGCGATCTGCTTGCTGAGCAGCGCCATGTCTGCTTCTATTTGCTTGAAGTTATGCCCCAGCCAAGCTGCATACTTGGCGCCTACAGCACCATAGTTGTTGTTCAGCTTCGATAGTCTGATCGTGGCCTCGGACACGTCTACAATGCCAGCTGCACCCACTGCTGCCGGCTTTACAGTGTACTCAAAAATCCTGTAGAGCCCAGCCAGCGTCGTAGATGTTTGCTGCGTTACATGGTCAATCAGGCTGTCGTTACTGGCTGACACAACAAGCGTCTGCCAGTGACCGGGCTCCTTCATCTGTGCATGCTGGTTGAGGCGGGACTTCTCCTTGCCCTGTGCAATCTGGAACGTCATGTTCACAAACTTCTTGGTGTCTTCGTCGGTTTTCAATTCGTCCCAGTACACTGGAAGTGAACGCAGCTCGCCAATCTTCCGCATCACGGAATTTTGCGTATCGCTCAAAGATTGCACTGCCCTGATAGGGTCGCCCCATACAGCTTGGGCAATCCTCAGAGCCGTCGATTTCCCGATCCCGCTTTCTTTTGAATAGGCGCTCATCAGCATCCCGGACTGCCCCGTGAATATGACCAATGGTGCAGCAAATGCACTGGCCACGATGGCTTCCAAGTCTGGCCGCCCCTGCGATGTAACAAGCTTTACTGCATCCAACCAATATGCGTCTGAGCCTTTCGGCTTGTACTGCTGATTGATGACTGGATTGGCGGTCGCTGAGGGCGAGTTTCCATTCGGTGTCCAGAGCTGACCACCATAGATAAAACCTTCTGTCTGGCCGTTCTTGTCCTGCCACCCAAACGGAGCACTCGCTACACTGTCCTTGATCTGCTGAAGTTTCTTCACCCATGACACAAAAAAATCTCCTGCGTTCTTGTCGTTGGCCACAAGCATGAAGCCCTGCCGCTGGAGCGTCTTACGCATCTCCATGCCACCGATCACTTCGAGCTCGATGTCAATCTGCGTCGTACGGGTTACCTCAACCTGACTATCGAAGTGCAGCGTGTTGGGGTCCTTCTGCAACCATGCATTCAACATGGGATAGTCACTGATCGGCACTAGTATCTGGAGCGCCGGGTTGTTGGGGTCTACCATGACCCTGCTCACGATACCCTTGGCATCGCGCTGGTATCCCGTCGGCAGATCGTTACCTTGCGGGGTTACAGCCCCGAGTAGCGCTGTAGACGGGGCCTGCGATGGAGTATTCTGCCCTCCGACGGGAACGGCTGCCCCGAAAGCTCCTGCAGAAGTCGTTGAGCTTCTGCTTCCAAGCGCCTGTGTTGCTCCAACAGCTGGCCCTCCAACTTGGAAATTTTGGAGTGTAGCTCTTGGTTGTTCGAAGTTAAGCGGTGATTTGCCTTGAGCAAAGAGAGCACACCCTTTGCAAGCCGCCGCACCTGTAGCGCTGATAGTCGTGCAGCTGGGCCAACCAAGACCTCGTTCGCTGCGCTCTCGAGACTTGCGGTCGTAGAACTCGTCGGTGCTTTCTTTGGTATACGATACATGCTTGTTCCCCATACGGTGAGCATCAGCTCGACCGCCCTTGGTAAAGGTCGCTATGAGTGTCGTGATGTTCCATAATGGGTTGGCAAAGGCGGCGCCGCCGGTTTGTACTGCTTCACGTAGGAAAGCGCATGATGGAGTAACAAGGTCCAAATCACTAGGAGGGCGCAAATCATCAACGCTGACACAAAGTTCAGACTTGAAAGTAACAGGCTGGCGCGGCGGGAATAGGGTCCTGTCCACCACGGCCACAACCTGTTGGACCGGCGCTCGACCAACAAACGGAGCCAGAGCATCAGCAATGCGGCTGACAGAATAGTCGAAGTCAAGGCGTGGGCCAACAAATCTAACATTGCGAGCGGGCTCCTGCTTGCGATTGAGAGTGCCCGGAATGCGCAGGACCCGCACACTGTCTACGCTACACTGCGTGTCACACTTCAAATTGAAATGCTTCGTAGCTTCAGCCAAAGCAAACGCGATCGGCTGCCACTGCTCCGGTGATAGGCGTTCTGCGACGCACCAGTATACATGGAAGCCGCCGCCCGACGCCACGATCATCGTAGGCTTGGGGAGCGAAGCCTCCGCTATAAAGCGCTGGAGTTCGGCAATGGCCTCTTCCGCGGTTACATAGCTCGCAGGATCAGGCCCCTTGTCCGCTCCCGTGGCTTTATCCTTGAGCCGCTTGCCGTAGTCGATGTCGACGAAGAACGACTTCAGGTATAGCGCGTTGGTGGCCAGACGAATAGGAGTGTTGTACGGACGCGGGTTCTTACCCTTTGACAGTTTGGACGAAGCCGCCGACTGCAGCGACATGCATGCATAAACGTCGAGTGTGCTGCTGCCAGCCTTAAGCGCGAACTCCAGATTGCGCGCGGCCTCTGCAACTGAGGTAACGGCGCGGCCGGTCCATGCTGGTTTGCCGTCGCCACGTGGCGTCGTAGGTGGAAATGTCCAGTGGATATTTACGAAACCCTGCTCCCCCGGATTTGGCCACGGGACTACCCGTGCCAAATATTCTTTGGCGTCGTCGAACATAAGTTCCCCTGTGCCCGGTTCGGGTGGGGTCTATTCCCCACCCGCCGTAGTGTTCTTATTGGCCGAGCAGCGCGTTGAGCCGTTCATCAATCGAGCCCTCGAACGCAGTTACCACCTGCGGGCTTACCGGCGGCTCCGGCTGATGTGCGGGCTGAGTAGCTGCCGGCGGCTCCGCGGGTCCGGCTGCCCCAAAGCCGGTCATCTGCGTAGCGGGCCGTGGGGCGGGCTGTGCAGCTTGATTGACAGGGGCGGGGCTGCCCGAAGCGGGACCAAATCCCCCGGCTGATGCTGGGGCAGGGGCGGGGCGGGCAGCGGGTTGAGCAGCTCCGGCGGCAGGGCCAAAGCCACCTGCACTTGGCGCTCCATTTCCGCTAGCAACGTGGCCACCTCCAGCACTCCCATTATGTGCGGGCTGTTGGACATGCTGAGCGGGTTGGGACTGGACAGGAGCGGGTTGGGCGACTGCAGCGGGTTGAACCTGCACCTGTTGCGGCGGGATGGCGTTGGCCGGTACCGGCTCGAGGAATG